TGCTGTTGGTCTATAAGTAAGGAGCTGAATAATGGCTATTTCACGCGCCCAACTCCTCAAGGAGCTATTGCCCGGACTTAACGCACTTTTCGGTATGGAATATGCGAAGTACGGCGAAGAGCATAAAGAGATTTTTGAATCTGAAAGCTCTGATCGTTCCTTTGAGGAAGAAGTTAAGTTGTCTGGTTTTGGTGCAGCCCCCGTCAAAGACGAAGGCTCTGCTATTGATTACGACAACGCACAAGAAGCGTTTACCGCTCGTTACACGCACGAAACCATTGCTATGGGCTTTAGTGTTACCGAGGAAGCAATCGAAGATAACTTGTATGACTCACTGTCATCTCGCTATACGAAGGCTCTCGCTCGCGCTATGGCTTATACCAAGCAGGTTAAAGCTGCTGCCATCTTAAATGGTGCCTTCTCTGGCACTACTTACGGTGACGGTAAAGTGTTGTGTGCAACTGACCACCCGCTAGTTTCTGGCGGAACCAACTCAAACCGTCCTACTGTTGCTGCTGACCTTAACGAGACTTCTTTAGAAGCCGCCGTTATTCAGCTTGCTGGTTGGACTGATGAGCGTGGTCTGTTGATTGCCGCTAAGCCTCGTAAACTCGTTATCCCGCCCGCATTGCAATTCGTTGCAACTCGTTTGCTGGATACTGAGGGTCGAGTTGGCACGGCTGACAACGATCTGAACGCGATCCGCAACAACGGCTCAATCCCAGAAGGCTACGCGGTTAACCATTATCTGACTGATACAGATGCTTGGTTCTTAACCACTGACGTACCTAATGGCTTGAAGCATTTTGTTCGTACCCCGATGGCTACATCTATGGATGCAGACTTCGATACGGGCAACAGCCGTTATAAAGCTCGTGAGCGTTATTCGTTTGGTGTATCTGACCCATTGGGTATTTTCGGATCACCCGGCGCATAAGCCACGGTGCTTGACGAAGGGGGAGCTTAGGCTCCCCTTTTTATTGACTTGCTGAAAGGTAGAGTATACTTTCTACCGTATCGGGAAACATTCCGGTAAATCTGACAGGCCCGACTGACGATATGCAGACAGATTTACTTAACTCGCATATGAGGACAATTCTATGAGCCAGACTACTTTCTCCGGCCCCGTCAGATCATTGGGCGGCTTTATTTCCGCTGGATCTTCTAATGACATCAACATCACTGCTGATGCTACTCTTAACGTCAAAGAACACGCAGGTCGTATGCTTCGCGTAAATGACGCAGACTGCAAGATTACGTTGCCTAGCATCGTAGCTACAGCGGCTTCTGATGCCACTGACCCTAACCAAACCAATAACATTGGCGCTACGTTTACTTTCTTTATTGAAACCGCAGCTACTGACTTAGACATCAAAACTGATGGTACTGATAAGTTCGTTGGTGGGTTGTATACAGGCGTAAACAACGCTAGTGGTAAGACTTTCATCTCTGGTGCAACTAACGACGTAGTTACCTTGAACGGTACAACCAAAGGTGGATTGGTCGGTACCATCATTACCGTAACCGCTATTGCATCAGCGAAGTACGCTATCGAAGGTATTACTCTGGGTTCAGGTACGTTAGTTACTCCATTCGCTGACGCTTAATAGGAGGCGTTTATGCCTAGTTCTGATATTCAGACTAAACGCATTACGGGTGACGGTTCCTTAGCGGTTGGGCCAGCACGAGTGCGTCAGGTACAAGTGTTAACGGCTGCTACAGGATCTCCTAGATTCACTATTACTGATGGCAACGGCGGTTCTACCGTGCTGGATTTAGATTTCAGCACTGGAGCTACTCACTCTGTAAACATTCCAGACTACGGCATTCGTTGCCAAAGTGATGTTTATATTAGTGCGTTTACCAACTTGACCGCAGTGACGGTGTTCTACAGCTAATATGCGTAGGTACTACAAGAAGTCTTCATGTGCGTCCTTTAAGAGTGGTGGTAGTACCGCCGCTTGGACGCGCAAGGAAGGCAAAAGCGAGTCTGGTGGGCTTAACCAAAAAGGTGTAGATAGCTACAGAAAAGCTAACCCCGGAAGTAAGCTGAAGACTGCTGTAACGACTAAGCCTAGTAAGCTCAAGAAAGGTTCTAAGGCTGCTAAACGTCGTAAGTCGTTCTGTGCACGTATGCAAGGTATGAAGAAACGTAACACTAGCTCTAAGACGGCTAACGATCCAAATAGCCGTATAAACAAGAGCTTACGCAAGTGGAATTGTTAAGTGGCGTATTTACAAAGCAACATCCCGCACTTCAAGTGCTGGGTGCGAAAAGAATACACACATAACCATGAGAAGTTTCATGGTGAGTTTATTCATGCTATGGCGATTGCGGTAACGACAATGCCTACACGGTGTCTTAGCTTTCAGATGATATTTACTGGAGCTGAAACATACGATGAAGAGAATGAACCTAACGTACATGGCGGCGCTATGTGGGCACGTATGCCTATAACAGCGTTATGCGGTGACACTCCGTATGACGAGTGGCCCGAACCCATGCCTGTATGGGCTGCACAGCCTTGGGATTGTTCGTCTAGGGATCATTCAGTGTATGTGCTTGATAGAGCCACACCGTGCCCTTGGCTAGCCAAGATTGATGGAGAGATGTATCCAGCAAAGTATATGTTCACGGTGGACTATACGAACAACGAGATTGCAGATGACCCTGCACAACACAAGCAGAGTCACGTTATGGAATTGCTAGACGCTGGCCCATACACGGGCAACATTGTCGCATTACCGAATAACCGAGTGCGGGTATCACACCCTGCTTGGTTTGAGATAGGAGAGGGCGCACCGGACTTTAAGCCATCTCAACACATTCACTACAGTAAGTCAGACTTAGATTACACGTTGGACGTTAATCAGGTGTTTGATAATTTATACGCGGAGTAAGTTATGGCGTTTTTTGGATTTGGCAGGCGAACAAAAGATAAACCCGTAAAAAAGGCTACTGGTCGAGGCCGTGGAGCAGGACGCACTCGTAGAACTCGTATGGATGACTTAGAGCAGGTAAGAGATAAGAGAAGACCGCAAGGTGTTACTTCTCCAATAAAAGATGCTGCAAAGCCTGCGAAGCCGCCCACAACCACTCCTCGTTCCCCAAAAGCTGACGCTGCAAAGCCCAAAAATGACATGAAACTTCCGGCGTCAGGTCTTGCTAAGGTGACAGGTAAGGACAAGAAGCCGGGAGTCCGGCGTAATGTGGGTTCTGGTAGAGAGAAAAAAGCTAATGTTACGCGGGAGCAACTACAAAAAACTGGCCTGACGTTACGCGACTACCTTAATTTTATGGATAAAAACAACAGACGCCCTACTAAAGCCGATGCAGTGGCAGCTAAGTCTATTACGGAAGGATTTAAGAAGAAAGCGGTCAAAAAAGCAGGAGGCGGCATGATGAAGACTAAGGGATATAAAGCTGGCGGTAAGATGAAGACTAAGGGATATAAAGCTGGCGGTAAGTTACCAATGGTTAAAGACCCCAAAACTGGCAAAATGATTCCTGCCTATGCCGCTGACGGTAAGGGCAAAATGATGTCTGGTGGCCCAGTCAAGAAGATGAAGACTAAAGGCTACGCCAAAGGCGGCATGATGAAGTCTAAGGGCTATGCCAAAGGTGGTAAGGTTCGCGGTGCCGGTATCGCTCGTAAGGGTGTACGTCCAGCGAAGATGCGTTAATGAGGCGCTATTACAAGTCAGGCGGGAAAATATGTCCGTCAGGGAAAGCGTGGGCTAAACGCACCTTTGACACATACCCGTCTGCTTACGCAAATATGGCCGCATCTAAGTATTGCAAAGACCCTAGCTACGCTAAAGGCAGCAAGAAAAAGAAGAAGTAATGGACGTATATCGGGTGCAGACAGGTACTAAGTACGGCACGTTGTTTGCGGACAATGATGCTGACCTTGCTAAGCTCAAAGCGTGGTTTATTGGCCAGATTAAGCTCGACTTGGCAGAAGATAGCACTCTTACAGACAGTACAATCGACCAGACCGCTGATAACTGGGAAGAGAGTTTTGACCTGCTAACGAAGACGATTGCCTATGACGTTACAGAACAAGGTTTACGTGAGGCGCTTGCGGGCGGCTATGTAGCTGCTGGTGGCAATACAGTCATCAACAAAAGCATGGGCTTAGAGGCTTGGAGTTAGGTATATGGGCGATCTTAAAAAATGGCGTGACCAAGACTGGGTTCGTATCGGCACCGATGGCAAGATCAAGGGGCCATGCGGCACATCAAAAGACAAAAAGAACCCAGATCGTTGCTTGCCAAGATCTAAGGCGCAGTCATTGAGTCAGTCTCAGAGAGCCACTACAGCACGTAAAAAGAAAAAAGCGGGTGCTACAGGGCAGCAGGTAGTAAGTAATACTAAAGCCGCTAAGGTCAGAACCGCAAAAGCCGGTGGTATGATACGTGCGAATCATAGAGGTTGCGGCGCAGTAATGAGCAACAGACGCAAAAAGACCTTATACGTATAGGAATAGACGATGGCTACATCTGGAACAACAGCGTTTGACATGGACTTCACAGAGATTGCTGAAGAGGCGTGGGAACGTGCAGGTCGTGAGATGCGTTCTGGGTATGACTTACGCACTGCCAGACGCTCTATGAATTTGATGACTATTGAGTGGCAGAATCGTGGCATTAACATGTGGACGATTGACGAAGGAACTATAAACCTCGTACAAGGTACTTCTGAATACACGTTACCTGCTGACACAATAGACCTTTTGGAACAGCAAATACGCACAGGCAGCGGTAATGTAGCTACACAGGCTGATCTAACTATAAACCGAATTAGTGTTAGTACATATGCTTCTATACCTAACAAACTAACTCAAGGTAGGCCGATTCAGGTTTATATAGAGCGTTTGCGGGATGCCCCTAAAATCAACGTGTGGCCTGTACCTGAGAACGACGACTACGTTTTCTACTACTGGCGTATGCGTCGTATAGAAGATGCGGGGAGCGGCATACAAACCGCTGATATGAACTTTAGGTTTTTCCCCTGCTTAGTTGCGGGGTTGGCGTACTACATCGCCATGAAAGAGCCAGAACTTATGACACGTATCCCCATGCTAAAGGATGCCTATGAAGAGCAGTTTGCACTAGCGGCTGGGGAAGATAGAGAAAAAGCCTCTATACGTTTTGTTCCACGCGCTAATAGAGTGTATTAATGTCTAATCGTTTTGCATCAGCACAAAAAGCTATTGCGGAATGTGACATCTGCGGATTTCAGTATAAGCTACGTGAACTAAAAAACTTGGTGCGTAAAGGGCGAGATACGAACTTAAAGGCTTGCCCTACATGCTGGAACCCAGACCACCCTCAACTGAAGTTGGGCGAGTTTCCAGTAAGTGACCCGCAGGCTATACGCGATCCACGCCCAGACAGAAGTTTAGGTGAGTCGGGAGACAACAGTAGCAGAGGGATACAGTGGGGTTGGAACCCTGTAGGTGTAGGAGATGACCCTTATAACCTTACACCTAACAACTTATTAGCTCATGGACAGGTGGGCACAGTGACAGTAACGACAACTTAGGCATTAAACATGAAAACACCAAAAGTAGTTAAGACCGTAGGATCGCCTACCCCAGTAGAAGTAAAAGACGCACCTAAACCAGATATGTCTGGCGTTAAGACCACAGGTATAAAAGTACGCGGTGTGGGCGCAGCTACCAAAGGAACAATGGCTCGCGGGCCTATGGCATAGCAATGAACTACACTGAACTGAAAACAAACATTGAGGATGTCTGTGAACAAACGTTTACAGATGACCAGCTTGCTATGTTTACTCAACAAGCAGAGCAGAAAATTTACAATGCAGTTCAGATACCCGCGTTGCGTAAAAATGTTACGGGTACAGTAACGCAAGACAACACGTACCTGACCGCGCCTACTGATTTTCTTTATGTATATAGCTTGGCAGTTATAGATGGTAGCGGTAACTACAACTACCTTTTGAGTAAAGATGTTAACTTCATACGTGAAGCGTACCCTGCTGCTACACCTACAGGGCTACCTAAACATTATGCTGTGTTTGCTGATGAAACGTTTATTCTTGGGCCTACTCCAGATAGCGGTTACACCACTGAACTTCATTACGGGTATTACCCTGAATCTATCGTTACAGCAAACACTACGTGGTTAGGCGATAACTTTGACTCAGCGTTGCTCAACGGTGCTCTTGTTGAGGCCATACGCTTTATGAAAGGTGAGCCTGATATGGTCGCGTTGTATGACAAGATGTATGTTACTTCTATGTCACTACTCAAGGTGCTTGGGGATGGTAAACTTCGTTCTGATACATACCGTTCAGGGCAACCTGTACTCCCAGTGCAGTAGGGTACTCAATGTTTTTACAATCTCCAAAATTAGAAGTAGGCAATGTGTCTGTAGCTGTAACTAGCAATAAAGGGCACGACCCTGAGTTCTGGGCGCAAGCAACCGCTGATAGAATTGTTAGTGTGGGCGGAGACTGTCATCCAGTAATAGCAGAACAAGCTGAAGCATTCAAAGAAGCAGTACGAGCAACAGTTTTGTACTACATCAAGGAAGCGATAAAAAGCGATAGGACTACTCTTATTGCTCAACTAGAACGTCAGGGTCATAAAGACACGGCTGACATAATTAGGAGTCTATAATGGCTATTACGACAGCAATGTGCACCAGCTTCAAAAAGGAACTTATGGAAGCAGTCCATAACTTTAAGAACACAGGCGGTAGCACGTTTAATCTTGCGCTGTACACAAGCAGTGCGAGTTTGGGTGCGGGTACAACCGCTTACACTACTTCAAATGAAGCTAGTGGAACTAACTACACAGCAAAAGGCGCAGCTCTTACTCGTGTAGACCCAACCACATCAGGCACTACGGCCTTTACGGACTTTGCAGACCTGACATTCTCAAATGCAACAGTTACCGCAAGAGGCGCACTTATATTTAACGACAGTGCTTCTGGTGATCCGTCTGTCTGTGCTTTGGATTTCGGTGGGGATAAGACATCAACTGCTGGTGACTTCACCATTCAGTTCCCTGCTGCTGATGCCTCTAACGCGATCATTCGCATCGCATAGGACTTAACGTGTGGCGAATGTTACTGGCTGGGGTAGAGGCACTTGGGGTGAGGGCGCATGGGGCGAAGAAGCTCCAGTTCTCGTCACGGGTGTCGCAGGCACTTCGGCAGTTGGCACAGTCACAGTTGATGCAGAGGCTAACACCAGCGTCACAGGCGTTGCAGGCACGAGTGCGGTTGGCACGGTTACAGTCGTCGCAGAAGCCAATGTTTCAGTCACAGGTGTTGCAGGTACTTCAGCCGTTGGCGCTGTCACTACTACAGCGGATGCAAATACTAGCGTCACAGGTAATGCAGGCACAGGTGCTGTTGGTACGGTTACAGTCGAAGCAGAAGGAATTGTCCCTGTCACAGGCGTTTCTGGAACGTCAGCAGTTGGTACAGTTACCACTGATGCAGCGGCAAATGTTGCTCTTACAGGAGTGGCTGGAACGTCTGCGCTTGGCACCATCTCGCTGGTTACAAACAATAATATCAGCGTTACAGGCGTTGCAGGTACGTCAGCCGTTGGTGTGGTTACAGTCGTTGCAGAAGCCGACATTGATGTTACGGGCGTTGCAGGTACAGGAGCGGTTGGCACAGTCACTACAACAAGTGACGCAAATACTTCAGTTACGGGCGTTGCAGGTACGGGTGCCATCGGCACAGTCTCTATCGGGTTGGGGCAGACGATTGTTCCAACGGGCGTTGCAGGTACGGGAGCAGTTGGAGATGTAACAGTAGTAGCTAAAGCTACGGTAACACCGCTTGGTGTTTTTGGTACTGGAGAGATAGGCGCGTTTAATGTTTGGGGGCTTGTAGATGACTCACAAACACCAAACTGGAACAATATAAACGACAATCAGACTGTAGAATGGTCTAATGTGTCAGGTAGTCAAACCCCTAACTGGGAAGAGGTAGCTTAAATGGCAACTTACGTTAATGACCTTCGCTTGAAAGAGATTGCCACTGGCGACGAAAGTGGAACTTGGGGCGAAAGCACAAATACAAATTTAGAGCTTATTGGTAATGCAATGGGTGTTGGTGCAGAAGCTATTGCTAACGCATCTAGCCACACAATAACAATGGCTGATGGTACTGCCGACGAATTTCGTTCTACGTTTTTACGTCTAACTGGTGGCGGTCAGGCTTGTACGGTCACACTAGCTCCTAATACGTTATCTCATACTTGGATCATGCGTAACGAGACAAACTCGACCTTAACGCTTACTCAAGGTTCTGGAGCGAATGTCGCTATTGCTGCTGGACAGACTAAAATTGTTGCAACAGACGGTGCTGGATCAGGAGCAATTGTCTATGAAATGGATGATCTTGAGCTTGCTGGCAATCTGCTTGTTGGTGGCACCTTGGGCGTTACAGGGACTCTAACTTACTCAGGCGATCTAGTCTCATCAACCTCTGGCACCTCAAACTTCCGCGCAGGTGTCAACGCAGGTAACAGCATAGCCTCTGGCGGCAACTACAACGTGGTCGTGGGCGATGAAGC